TTCTTATAAATAAAATCGTTATAATCCTTTTCATCGAACCTAAACAAGTGGACATTTTTCTTCTGAAAGATGAATTTGACATAAGCCTTACGAAGTGCCGCATTTTCGACCGGATCATCTTTAAGGACGAGATAAACCGGCGCGACGTCGTAACGATAGTATTTATCGGAAAGCTCTTTTAATCGCGCTTCAATCTGATAATGATTTTCGCGCAAGATGTTTAAGAGGTCATCACAAACGCCCTGCGGTATGGCGTTATTTCCGGCTTCCCAACGCTGAATATTTTTGTAGTTTTTAATGTTCAAGAGTTTGCAAAGCTCCGATTGAGTGAGCCCCAATTCTTCGCGAATTGTTTTGAACTCTTGGCTTGTGAGTATTCCTGTGTTTTTCATTGTGTTAGTCTCCATCTCTATAATCTCCGGAAGCGGTTAAAATGGGGTTAAATTTTGTATTGATAAACTCCGTTATTATACATTTCGATTTCTTCCGGTGTTGCCGGTCTTATGTCGTAATTTTGGCTTGATAATATAGGCGCATGGCTCGCATAGTCGGCTATATGTATGAAGTTTGGTTTTTCTACGCTGTTGTAAGAGATTAAACCGCGCCCGATATGATAAAGGGCTGTTTGCTCGGTTATTTCGTAGCAATAAGAATTTGTTTCGTTCAATTCTTCGGCTATCTCCGCCGGTGTTATTCTTCCGGCATCGTATTCTTCGCGTAGTTGGTCTATTACTGTTTTATACATGGCTTTAGTCCTTTACTTCTGAAATTTGTCTCAATGCTTCGCGTGCAATTTTCCAATTCTCGACGTCCTTGGTATTTTCCGCGATTTGGTTAAGGGCGTTTGTTGCCCTCATCAATCTTTTGTTTGCCTGTTGGAGCTTTCTTTCTAAAATCTTTTCGCGAGTTAATGAAGCGTTATATTCGCGCGTTGTTTCATTAAGAAGCTCGACAGTCTCGATGTAGTTGGTTGGATTGTTTCCCATGGCTTTACTCCTCAAATTTTCCGGTGTTGCGGTTAAGTTTATCGGCAAGACAACGACAAGGCGCATCGTGATTGCATAAACTACAAGGCATAATATACTTGCCACAGTTAGGGCATTTTTGGGGCTTCTGATAGCTTGCGCCTTTTAATTCCACTTCTTCACCACAGCAGGGGCAAAGCTCCACCACGTCGAAAGAAAGAGGATGCTCGAAGCGATCCATTAAGCGGATAGGGTGAGAATAGCCGGTCATCACAACGTCATTCGAGGTATAAACGAACGCCCCCGAAAACATACCTTGTTTTAATTCGCCGTTAATTACCGGACAGCACCAAAGCACTCCTAAAGCTCCGTTGATGATTAAAGCGACTTTCTCGCCGTTCTGTTCGCGCTTGCGTGCATCTTCAATGTCGCGAGCTATAAAAATCCGGTCATCATCTTTGAAGTAAGACAACGGATCGCGCCCGAAGTCACTCCGGAAGATTGAAACCATACCCGAACCCAAAACACAAATTTCCTTATTCATGGCCTTATTCCTCCCAATTTCTATTTAATGCTTTGTAATGGTTTAAAGCTTCATCTATCAACTCCGAAGCTCGCCATTCTGCGTTTGGATAACTACGGCGTGCTCTTTTTCCGTAGCGGTAAGCGTTTAATATGCTTCCATCGTCAAATAAGGCTATGCACTCACAACCCACAACCGCGCGCCCTAAAATTTCATATTCCTTGGCGTTTGTCGGGTGATATTTTTCTATAATGTAGCCTTGCAGATATTCAACAATCAATTTTCTTTCAAATTCGTAGTTTTCTTTATTCATGGTCGTATCTCCTTAATTAATTTCATCAAATTTGGCTTGTAACTCGTTTAAGAGTTTTCTTGTTGGCGTGTATTCCGGAAAATAACAACGTGTAATCCGGAGGGCTGTTTCATGGTCGCCGGTATATCCGCACTCATGATTCCACCATTCATGTTTAAAAATTTCCTCCGGTGTGCATTCGGCTTTTATTCTCTCGTCGAGTTGATTAAACCACTCATCGCGAGCCTTAAAAGCTTCACGCGTTCCGATACCCCCGAAACCATCACCGACGAGCTTTCCGCTTTTTATGTCGGCTTCTGTGTAGCCGGTGCGCTCAAAATATTCTTTTAATTGAGATTGACCGAAAACGTAGTCGATACCCTCAAAATGATGCTTGGATGCTTCATCCTTTAAATCAACATATTTACTCATGATGTTTACTCCTTCAAAAGCTTGCCCATCAAAACAGGCGGTTAAAAACAATCGAGAACCCTCTCGATATGTCCTATAATACCACACATTAAAACAAAAGTCAAGAAAAATCGCACTTTCTAAATGCTTGAAAATAGACAAAAAAGTAAAAAAGTTGTTTCTTCCGGTACGATACAATAAATTTATCTGTGTATAACTTGCGCTAGACCTTTCGTCTCAAGATGAAATGTTTTATATTAAACTTAGCTAAAAGTTTGAAGATTGAACTGTTAGCGATTTTTCCTAAATTTTGAATTAACCGAATACTCATATAATTTACGAACTCTCACTATAAGCGCCTCGATCCAAAAAGTCGGGGCGTTTTTCTATTAGCGAACTTATAAAAGGTAAATCCATGGCAGACAACGGAAGAAAGTTTAATAACTCCGAAGAGATGAAATCGAAAGCCGAGGAATATTTCAAACAATACCCTCACCCCGACGACTTTAACTCGGTAGATGAAAAACTAGATGCCGTAAAAGCTATAAGAGAAGGCTTAATTCCAACAAAAAACGGACTTGCCATTTTCTTGGGTTTTACCAACCCGAAGTCTTTGGATAATTATAGGAATAAAGTTGGTTTTCTTCAAGTAATGGATTGGCTTCGCACGAAGTTGGCGAGTTATTGGGAATTAAACCTCAATAGTAAGTTTTCAAATGGTGCGGAAAAGTGGCTTGATAGTGTACAGCCTAACGAGTGGAAGAAAGAACGGATAAAAGAAGACAGGCCACCGATGGCAGTTGTTTATTTTGTTGGTGAGACTAAATCCGAGAGACTTGCACAGAAGGAAGTCAAGACAATAGATGCAGAGATTATCGAACCGAAAGCCTTAACCATTGCCGAGAAGAAAGAAGCAATAAGCGCAAGGGTAAAAGGCACAAGCAAGCGCAAGAAGGAAGCAAAGAAAACAAAGCGCAATAAATAAGCACGTGCGCGCGTGTACGTATAAAGACAGAGATTAAGGACTAAAGGCAATACAGCCAAGAAAAGGAAGCAGGCAACACGGAAACGGAAGCGGTAGAAAAAAGCATTCTTTTTCAGTCAGACAGGGGGTAGGGGCGGCGGCGGAGCTCTCTCCACATTATCACCCCCCACCTCACGAACTTCTACCCCATTTTATCGTTTCAAAAAAGCATCCTTTTTCGGCAAACCAAATAAAATCAAGGACTTATGAAATTCGGGAACGGAAATAAAATTTTCTGCGGAACAATTTTTGTCAAAAAATAAGAATTATGTAAAAACAGGTATTTAGTTAAAAATGTCCGTATAGGGAAATACCGGATTTCGGGGGTTACTTTAGACAAAATGAGATTTATAATAGATATACCGGAAGGAAGCCGAAGCGGAATTTACCGGATAAAGAACAATAAAGACGGCAGGGTATATATCGGCAGAACAAAAAATTTCGATGTGCGTGCCGCACAACACAAATATAATTTTGAAACAGGGCGCTGCAACTGGAAGATTGGATTGATGATAAAGCAGCATCCCGACATAGAATTTAGGTTCGAGGTTGAGGAGGAGACTTCGGATTTAAAGGGGAGGGAGGAAAGCTTGATTGCGGAATATTGCGCCGTTGAGTGTGGTTTTAATGTATTGAGGACTGATGAAGAATTTTGCCGGATGAAATATCGTCCGCGGAAAGATAAGCCGGTTAAAAAAGAAAAGCCGGTCAAAGAAAAGAAAGAAAGGAAAATAACCTTCGGTTGGCTAAAGAGTTGCAAGACCGCGAAAAAATGGGCGAGTAAATATGGCAGATGAAGTAAAGAAGGTCAGTGTCGGCATACAGAAGCATTATGCGCCGTTACTATATGAAAAAAAGAGATACAAGTTATATTACGGTGGGCGAGCCGGCGGCAAGAGTTATGGATTTGCGGATTGTTTATTATTAAGGGGGCGGAAAGAGAAGTTAGTCATAGCGTGTGTCCGTGAGGTACAAAATTCGATTAAGGATTCCGTAAAGAGGTTATTGGAAGACCGAATTTCTAAATGGGGTTATACGGATTATGTCGTTTATGAAGACCGGATAGACAATATCGAGACCGGCACGAGAATAATTTTTAAGGGTTTGCGAAACGACAACGCGCAGAATATTAAGTCTTTGGAAGGTGTGAATATCTGTTGGATAGAGGAAGGACAGACCATATCTAAAGAAAGTTGGGATATTTTAGATCCGACCATACGTAAGGAAGATTCCGAGATATGGATTTCGATGAACCGGCAGGAGGAAAACGATCCTATATGGAAGGCCATCGGGGCAAATCCGGACGATAGAACGATTGTTAAGAGGGTAAATTACACGGATAACGTTTATTGTCCGGAGAACATGAAATACCTTGCGGAGAAGTGCAAGCAAGAGAATTATGACGATTGGTTGCATACATGGTGGGGCGAACCGGTCCAACAAGGCGATAAAAAATTAATTTCGTATAAAGAAGTCCATCGGGCGTTGGAAAATAATTTTGTTCCGGCGGTGGAGATGCCTTTGGTGATTGGGATAGATATTGCGCGTTTCGGTGATGATAAGACGGCCGTTGCTCGTCGTAGAGGGCGGCAGGCGTTTAAGATACAGACTTATAAATCTATGTCGATTGTCGAAACGGCGAATTTGTGTGCGAGGATTATAAACGAAGAACAGCCTTTAAGGTTGAATTTGGATGCCGGCGGTGTCGGTGGTGGCGTGTATGATATTCTTTTAGATAGAGGTTACGGCCAAATCGTAAGAGGTGTTAATTTCGCCGAAAAAGCCCAAGAAATAGAAAAATACGGCAACCGCAGAGCTGAAATGTGGGATAGAGTTCACTTGTGGCTAACCTCCGAATTGCCGGTTAGCTTGGTGGATTGCGACGGATTGTGCGAGGATTTAACCGCGCCAAACAAAAAATATGATTCTCTTGGTAGATTACTTATAGAAGCCAAGGAAGATATTAAAAAAAGATTGGGAAGGTCAACCGACGTAGCAGATGCTTTGGCGCTGACTTTCGCAGAAATGAGTTATCCGAGTTCTTTGTTACGTTACGAGAATGAGGATTATGTTGATGATAACGTATATGTGGGGTGAAAAATGGGTAGTGTATTTAAAACGCCAAAAGTACAACCGCAAGAACAGAAAATCGAGCCGGTTGTTATCGATAATTCCGAAAAAACAAAAGAATTGGAAAACGCACGTAAAAAACGTCGCGGTGCCGCAATGTCTATGATTGCCGGTAATACTTCTTTGTCGGGTAATAGTGTGAGAAAAACCACTCTTGGAGAGTAAATATGGATTTGAAAGAACATATAACGTCTCGTCTTCAAGTTATGAAGGCTAAACGTCATCAATGGGAGCCGATGTGGAAAAAAGCAGCCGAATTGTGCTCGATTGATGCTTCTATTTATGAAGAAGCCGAAAATCATAAATATAAACAAAAGGTTTTCGATACAACCGCACGCAATTCCTTAACCTATTTCGCTGCTTCTTTTAAGTCTATCCTTGTTCCTTCAACCCAAAAATGGCACTCTCTTAAACCGACTAACCCCCTTTTGGAAAAAGACGAGGAAGTTTTTGCTTATCTGCAAGATGTTAGAGATTTGTTATTCAAAGTCAGATACGCGGCAAACTCACAATTCCCTTATCAAACAGATATACTATTTAATCAAATCGGCGTGTATGGCCATGCCGTTTGGTATGTCGGCGATAATATCGGCAAAGGAATTATTTATAAATGTATTCCGATTAATGAGGTGTATGTCGATGAAGATGCCGAAGGGCGCATCGATACAGTCTATCGAGAATTTACTCTAACCGCAAGACAGGCCTTCCAAGAATACGGCGAAGCCTTATCCGAAGATATTAAAAAACACGTTAGCTCAAATCCGGACCAAAAGTTTAAATTTATTCACGCGGTAGAACCTCGTAAAGACTTCAACCCTCAATCTATGGGTGTTGATAGATTTCCTATTGCATCTTACCATATCGAAGATGGTACGCGTAAAGTTATTCGTGAGTCCGGCTACCGCACAATGCCGTATATGGTGCCGCACTTTTTAAAACAACCGGATTCACCTTACGGCGATAGTCCTGCTTTACAGGCGTTTTATGATATGCTGACCGCAAACGAAATGGGTAAAACTATCCTTCGTACAGGACAATTACAGGCTAACCCTCCGGTATTAACCGGACATTCTGTTGTAGATGCTTCTAAATTGGGGCAAGCCGGCGCTATCATAAGAGGAGGTGTGGATAGCCAAGGCAGACCGATGGCCGTTTCTATGCAATACGGAAATAACTTAAATATAAGCGCCGATATGTTAATGCAAACACAAGCCGCTATTCAAAGAGCTTTCTTGGTGCCGCTATTCCAAGCACTAACCCAAGAAAAACAAATGACGGCAACCGAGGTAGAAAAGCGCGAAATGGAAAAAGCTATGGTGCTCGCGCCGATGTGCGAACGTATCTCCGCAGAATGGCTGTCGGCAATGATAACTCGCGAAATAGATATTCTTTCTCAATATGGTTATTTAGATAACGTACCCGATGCTTTAATGCACGACGGCTCAATCGCGATTGAATTTGAAAGTCCGTATATCCGTATGCAGGAAACTTCCCAAATTGTCGGCTTGTATAAAACTATCGAAGCAGCGGCAACAATGTCGCAAACCGATCCGACGGTCTTGGATGCGTTTAATATGCAAAAAGCCTTACGCAAAATCGCACAATTTAACGACGTGGACCATGATGTAATGCGTACGGAAGACGAAATTAAAGCTATCGGTGCCGGACGTGCACAAATGGAACAGGCGCAGAATTTACTTGCTGCCGGTGAATCTATCACACAATCTATGAAAAATGCGAAAGTGACTGCAAATGATATTGACGGCATCTAAAGAAGTTGAACTTACCAAGGCTTTTAAAAGTCTTTTTATGGACGGAAACAAATTAAAGCCGGAAGGCGAAAAGGTTTTATCATACCTTCGGGATGTTTGCTGTGCAAAAGGCGAACTCTCTAACGGAAAGTCTTATTTATACGACAATAACGGAAGGTTTGATAACGGAGCTGCCGCCTTTTTATTAGGCAGACGTAGAGTGTTTGATTTAATCATCAAGCATTTAGGCATGGATGAAGTTGCTATTTTTAGATTAATTTCCCTCCAAGAACGAGGCTTAACTGATGAGCAACGCGCCATGGAGGATATAAACATCTAACAAAAGGATTACCTATGGAAAATGAAAATGAGTCGGGAACTGCGACAAATCCCGATAACTCAACTGTGTCGCAAAACCAAACGGAAGGATCTCCACAATTCTTAACATGGGAAGGTATTTCCGAAGCAGACCAAAAATATATCAACAATAAAGGTTACAAAACCCCTGCTGATTTATTGAAGTCTTATCGTGAGGCTGAATCTGCTTTGGGTAAAAAAATATCTATACCGGAGGACGGCGATGCTGATGGGTGGAATAAACTCTATGCCAAACTTGGAAGACCGGAAACGGCCGACAAGTACGATATAGAAGTGACAGATGAACTCAAATCCGATGTTCAAAAGTTAATGTTCGAGGCAGGGCTTACACAAAAGCAAAGTGCCGTCATTACTCAAAAGTACAATGAGATATTGAACGGCTACAAAGCCAAGTTGGATGCACAAGCCGAAGAACAATCCAAAAAGGATTTAGCCGAGATAGAAGCCGAATGGGGCGACAATCTCGCTAAAAACAAAGAGTTAACAGAACGTGGAGCCAAGGAAATATGTCAACGCTTTGAATTATCCGAAGACGATATGCACGACGTCGAGTTAGCTATCGGCACAAAGAAGTTTGTTAAACTCGTAAAAACAGTTGGTGAACTTATGGCCGAGGACGGACTGCCATCTTCGAATACAACTAAATTTAAAGACGACATGGATCCTGTGGAATTCTACAAGGAAATATTGAAAGGTTAATGGAAAATGACAGCTATTAAAGGAACGCTGCAAGAGTTAGCTGTTGCTATGGCTAAAAAACAAGCCCATCAAGTTAACGACTTGCTCGAAGAAACTACCATTTTAGGAACTTGGAAATTTGAACCGACATCACATGGTTTGTGGCACGCATACGAACAAGCTACCGAAATTGAAGGTGCCGGCTTCGTAAAAATCGATGGCGTATTGCCGGATGTAAAAGTTGATTCCGAATTGCGTAAAATCGACTTAAACATCATGGGTGGTAAAATGTTCATCGGTGAAGATAAAGCGACACAATACGGCGGCGCTGCAAAATACTTCGCAGATAAAACACCTTCATTGTTACGTGATGCAGGTATGCAAGCAGAAAAAAGTCTTATCTATGATAATATCTTACCGTTCGCAAAAGACTGCGGAAACCTCGTTTCTGCCGGCGGTAGTGCTGCAACCGGCGCAACCGGACTGTATTCTATGTATGCCGTTCGTCAAGTGTCTTCTGAAGTTTGCGGCTTGTACTCTGAAAAGAGCTTCCAAAAAGGCGCAATGCTCGATGTTGAAGCTATCAACAAGGGCGCACTTTATGAAAAAGACGGCGTATTGGGCTATGGTATTCGCTTAAAGGGTTACTTCGGCTTTATGTTGGCAAATAAGAACGCGGTAGCCGGTATTGTTAATATTAACGCTGCACACTTACCGACTGCAAAGCAAATCGACTCAATGCTCGTTGCTGCTCGCGCACAACCGGCTAACACAAAGATTTACTGCCATCCGGTATTGTGGTCTTTGATTGCCGGCACTTATAAAGAACAGACTTTGAGAACTGCTGTTACAGATAAAGACATGAATCGTCTTGTTTCTCACTGGAACGGCATCGAAGTCATCACTTCCTACAACATGAACAACGGTAACGAAACCGCTGTATCACTTTCTTAATGGAGGTTTAGAATGTACAAACACGATTTATCTGTATATGGTGAGGATTTACTCAATGGTTCTACTGCCGGAATTCTCCGCGCCGGTGGAACAAATTTAGGTTTGGTTGTTCGCGTTTTCGCTAAAGCCGACGGAGATTCTGTCGGTTCAACCGATATTACAATTAAAGATGGTACTTCTACCGCTGCGGTTACAAATACAGTTGCCGTAGTAAACGTTGCTTCTGCATCTGCCGTTAAAGCAGGACAGAAGCTCGCAGAAGTTACTTTACCTTTTGATGTTAAGACTTTTGTTACTGCTTCCGCTGCTGCCGGTAGTGATGCCGGAACAGGCGCGACTGCATCAACAAATCTTATCGTAACATTGGGTTACATTCCGCGCTAATAATAAGGGGGAGAGCAATCTCCCCCCTTCTTAAATGAGGGTAGATATGGATATTAAGATAATCAATAGAGCACTGCTTAAAATGGGGGAATCACCGATAAGCTCGATAAGCGAGCCGCCTTACGGACCGGAGTTTAATTTGGTTTATGAAGACATAAAAAAGAACTTATTATCGGCTTATCCGTGGCGCTTTGCCATAAAAAGAGTACAGCTAGCGCAACTTGCGGAAGAAAGCTTATCCATATATCCAAACGTTTTTCAACTGCCGAACGATTGCCTTTTGGTAAGAAATGTCTCCGACTTTCATAAAATGCCGGACTTTAGAGATTGCAAACTTACCACACACGAAAGATACCAAATCGAAGGCAGAAAACTTTATACCATGTGGAACAAAATCAATCTTATCTATGTTGCCGATGTTACAGATGCGAAAGAATTTAGCTCGCTATTTAGAGAGGCCTTTGTTTGTAAACTCGCGTGTGAGTTGTGCTTAAAGGCACATCAAAATCTTAATATGTATCAAGTGCTTGAACAACAATACTTTGCAGCAATCAACCAAGCGATGACACATGATGAAATTATGCAAGATTCCCAAGAACTCGGCGATAATTCTTGGATAGCAGTAAGAGAGGCTTGGTAATGGCAATAAAATTGGCGCTTAATCAATTCAATGGCGGTGAGATTTCTCCGCAACTTGAAGGACGATATGATTGGCAGAAGTATAATTATTGTTCAAAGCTTTGCAAAAACTTTATTCCGACAGTTGAAGGAAACTTAAAACGGCGCGGTGGCACTCACTTTGTGGCAAAGGTAAAAGAACGCGAGACATTTTCCTTGATTGTAAATATTTTATTGCCAAACGATTCTACCGAAACACCGAAATTATATATTAATGGTGCGGAGGTTAGCATAAGAGATACAACCCCTCCATCACAATATTTTCAACCGCTGAATATCATATTTTCAAGCGATACACTTGCATTTAAAAGCGGTGATAATGTAGAAATTAAAATCGTTTGCGACGGATTTAGAGACACAACGGATAGTATTTATATTGATGATAACATCACCAAAAACTACGAGCTTACTTCAAAGGTCTTGGAAGATGTTACGTTGACAGTTACGAGGGCAAATAACGATATTTCATTCACGTTAAACGGTACTTCAACAAACCCATACACCACAAAATCAGGCGAAAGAATTGTTTGGACTGCAAGCTATCAAGGTAATAGTAACACCGGCGAAGTCTATATTTATGAAAATAAAACAATGACTTTATATTTACGCGACGGCTTGCCGTATTTGGGTGATGCAAATATGCTTAATATTTCTACACCAAGCGAAGGCACGATTGCGCTTGCTGCCGGTAAATACAGGGTAACAATGGTCGGTGGCGGCGGTGGTTATTATTTCCTCGGAAACGGCGTAACGCCAAAATGGTATAACGGCGGCTCCGGTGGTTTTGTGGATGTGGAATTAAATCTTTCTGCCGGTGAATATTCATGGCGCTGCGGTGCTAAAGAACATCAAACCGACAACTCAATCTTACCAAGCGGCGGCACAAGCTCGTTTTTGAAGATTGGAAGTACAGTTATAGTCCAAGCTAACAACGGCCAAAATGCCGGTGGTGGTGGTACGACAGTTAATAACTCTTATGTTTCACAAAGATATACTGTTCAAAATGGTAATGGCGGTGGTGCAGAAGGGAACTTCACCGGAAAATCAAGATACGGCGATTATGGGCGCGGTCAACAAATCCACAATTACAGCCTTTCCGGCGGTATTTATACCATTAATTATACGGATGGCTCAAACGGATATTTAGCTTTGCAATATGTGGGAGAATTGGAGGGATAATGCTTATACCTTTTTATATTTCAGAAAAACATAATTTCATTTTGGATTTTGAACATGAGTGTATTCGCTTTTTCTCACACTATGGAGAAGTGCTTACATCGGGCGGCGACATTTACGAAGTCGGAACACCTTATAAACACGACGAAATAAAAGATATTCGATACATTCAAAACGGCGATATTCTTTATCTTTTCCATAAAAACCACCCGATTAAGACGTTGACAAGATATGCCGATAATAATTGGATTTTATCCACCTTTGAATTAAGAAACGGCCCATGGGAGAATGTTAATACTTCTGATACGACGATGATTGCATCGGCTTCAACCGGCACGATCACAATTACATCAAGCGCGAATGTGTTTACCTCAACCGACGTCGGGCGGCTTGTGCGTTTGACTGTGTTAGATATAAGCGCAAAACCTTGGACAGCTTCAACATCATTCGTAATTAATCAAGTTGTTACATCTGACGGCCATTATTACCAAGCCTTAAATGCCGGAACTTCGGGAAACGTTAAGCCGGTACATACGGAAGGCTCAAAAACGGATGGTGTAATTCAATGGAAGTATTTACATTCGGGATATGGAACGGCAAGAATAACCGCTTTCACGGATGCAAAACACGTGACGGCGACTGTTCAAGATTACATACCGGAAGAAGTTACCACAACCGCAACGGCTTATTGGGAACTCGGTTTAATCCATGCCGGCAGCGAATATCCGGTGTGCGGTGCGTTTTTTAGGAATAGATTTTGCTTTATGGTAACATCAAATTACATTCCTAAAGTTTGTATGTCTTGCTCGGATGACTACGATAATTTCGCCGACAAAGATTTTGGCGAAGTACAGGCAACAAACGCTATTACAGTGCCGGTCATTAATGATAAATACAATATTCCATCATGGCTTTGCGCTTCTGACGTGTTATTCGTAGGAACAAGCTCCGGCGAATATTATATTGATTCGTCTTCCGCATCTGCCGCCATGGCTCCGGACAATGTAAAGATACAACCTATTTCCGAGATTGGCTCCAAGCCGATACAACCGGTTAAAATTGGCTCACACGTTTTGTTTGTGACTTCATCGGGTACATCTATAAGAGATATTATTTACTCATTTAATACGGACAGTTACGATCCGATTGACTTATCTTTATTCGGCAGACATCTTTTGACTTCCGGTATTATGGATATGGTTTATCAAGAATATCCCGACAAAGTGATTTGGTTTACAGTTGGCGACGGCCGTTTAATCGGTATGACATTTTCATCCGAGCAGCAAGTCGCAGCACTTCATCAACACAATGTAAGCGGTGATGTTACTTCGATGACTGTTATCCCATCTTATGATTATAATATTGAGGATTTATGGATTATCGTTAAGCGTAAAATCAACAATTTGGATTTTGAAAGCATAGAATATCTTGATAATGGTTATCCGGTAGAATACACCGCCGATATAAACAATATCGACAACGTGGATGAAAAGGAATACAGAGAAGCGCGGTATTTAAACGATAATGCTTTTTATATCGATAGCGGCGTGATTGTAAACAGAAACCCCTACAAAGGAATTAAGGGGAATGTTTATTGCTTATCTGATACATTCTACGGCAGAACAGCCACCTTATTTGATGAGAATAATAATTTTGTTTCGGTACAAAAAACAATATCCTCAACCGATAACGACCTTCCGTACGAAACAACAATCTATAAAAACGACAAAGCAAGTTATTCGGCGCAAGTGCCGGTCACTTCCGGAGATGGCACAAGTTACACGATTGGTTTTGACAGTTCTTTGATTGGATTAAGGCTTATCGTATATCAATTTACAACCTTACATAGTGGTAACAGAATAGCCAAACGAATTTATGATGGTACTATTACCGGCTCGAATGTGACATTCTCGCAAGATGTCGGATTAACAGAAACGGCTAACTCTATTAAAATGAATATTTTTGAGACTGTTTCAAGCGATAACGTAAATATTGAAGGGTTAGACCACTTGGAAGGAAAAGAAGTTGCCATTATGATTGATGGCGCAGCAATGCCAAATCAAACAGTTACAGAAGGCAAAATTTCAATTCCGAATAAATCTTATGTAATTAAAGTCGGCTTACCGATTGTTTCCGCGTATATCCCTCAAAACATTTACATCCAAGGTAACAACGGCTCCGGCGTTGGTGATGTACAGAGAATAGACCACGTGACCTTAATGCTATGGCGTTCGATGGGCGGTAAGATTGGTAAAGACTTCAACTCTTTGCAAGATATTTATTTCAGAAAGACCGACGAAAAGATGGATAATCCGACACCATTATACACCGGAAATAAAGAAATACCGGTAGATATGCGGACTTCGTTCATTAAGGAAAAAGGGGCAAGCGTATTGATTTACAATGATTCTGTCTTTCCGATGAACATTTTAGCGATTGTGCCACACTTTACAACTTCGGGTAACGGCAAATGATAAGACACTTCAAAGCCGGTGATTTGGATAAAATCAATAAGCAACCGGAACAGATTTTAGAAGGCGACGGCAAAGAGTTTGACAACATGGACACCGTAGTCTTTGAGGAAGACGGCAAGATTTTAGCGATGATGCGCCCGATATTTTATGACGAAGGGTGCATATTATCGGCGTTGATTGCAAAGGATTGCGGTCCGTATGCGGTGAAATTGTTTAAGGAAGGCAAGCGTTTTATTGATGATATAAAAACGTATTGCGAATTTGTGGAAATGGCAACACAAGTCGGATGGCTTAACGCAGAACGATTGGCGCGAGCTTTAGGGTTTGAACCCGATAGGTTAATGAAGAACTTTTATAACGGAATGGATTTTAATGTTTGGAGGAAATAAATGTCAACAGCAGCAGTAGCAATTACAATGGCGGTAGCTTCGGCCGCAACCGCGACGATGGAAGCTTACGGCAGAAAAAAAGAAGCCGACTATCAAGCAGAAGTTATGGAAGCAAACTCTAAAATTGCACACGAAAACGCTTATCGTAAGCGCTTGGAAGCCTCCATTAATGAAGACACATTACGTCGCGAGAATAGGGAAAAGATTGCCCGAAATACCGCAGCGGCCATCGAACAGGGGATGGGAAACTCGGCAACCACTATCGGCGCTTTAGGGCAACAGGCGACCACGCTTGAACAAAATGCTTTTAATGTACGTTACGAAGGTTTGGCAGCGGCAGAAAATATGGATATTGAAGCGGATTATCTCCACCAACAGGCAAGAGGTACAAAGCGGATGGGGAATAACGGATTCCGTTTAGCTTTATTGGGTGCGCCGTTTGCTGCGGCAAAATCTTATTACAGTAGCGGTGGAACCGGAGGACTTAATAACAATACGAAAAATACCAAACTCGAACCGGAAACTTATCAATTCAACAATAAGCGTTATGTAGCATGGAGTAAGTAAATGGCAAACAAACAGACATTACCGAATATGACCGACGTACAGGGGAGCTATGTCAATACTCGCCAAGCGCCGCAGATGCCTTCTATAAATTATCGTTCACCATTAAGAGATGTTGCCGGTGTGGTAGAGCAAGCCGAGGGGTTTGCAAAGACTTATACTGATTTGAGATACGAGCAATACGAAGCCGAAGGAACAAAGCTTTTGGCAGATATGGCACACGAGATAGAGGATTCGACTGATCCGTGTCAGTTGCAAGATATTAAAAACGCTTATGATGAGAAATTAAAAAATATCGGCGGTGACGACTTTTTTGCCAAGAATTACCGCAACTCGCAATACTTCACGAAGTTTAAGAACCGGTGGGATATTGACACCGAAAGAATGTATTTACAGAAAATGCACTCTTTTGAGGAAATTCAAGCCGAAGCAACCGGACAACAAATTGCAAATGCGATTGCGACGACTTCTGATCCGGCGGCAATTAACGGTGCTTTACAATCTTATAATGCCGCATTAAGCCGCGTGCAACATTTATCTGCCGAGAAGAAACTCAATTTATTACAGGGTATGCTAAAGACGACTTTAGGAAATGCCGTCGCTAACAATCCCGATACGGCAGAAGCTTTTATTAATCAATATGGCGAAGCATGGGGTAAGTATGGGCTTAATACTACCGACACACTCGAAAAGGTAAGAACCAAGCGCTTACAAGATTATCGCTTGCAGAAGTCTATTGATGCGGAAAACCGGAGACTTGCGCGAGAAGCCAAAAAGGAAGCCGAAGACAACGCAACAAACCAAGCTTATGATACAGCGCTTAATTACAAATTCGGTGATGTCAGCGCAGAAGACGTATATGCACAGGCTAAAGAATTGCAAAACGCCGGATATTCTAAAGCCGCATTTACTTTGATGAATAAAGCTTTTCCGAACTCAAAAACCGAAACACAGAAAAATCTTGTAACGGCAAATATCGGCAACCGAATAAACAATTTAAGCGAGATTGACGATCCGGAAGAATTAAAGATTGAAAAGGAAGCAATCGAAAACGATATTCGGAAAAACAGAAATTTAGGTTTGGTAAGCGAAACACAGGATAAATATTGGCAAAGTCAACTATCTGCTCCGACAGATAAGATTGATTTATCTTCCGTACAGGATAGAGCCGGAAAAGGTTTAATGACACCGGCAGACTATAACTTTTTGGATATGTCTGTTTCTAACGGCGATATAAAAGAGACACAACGCACGGCGATTGTGAGGATGGATGAACGCAACAAAAACTACGGACAATATGAAAATCAAATCCTCGATAATGAAATCACCACACCGGAAGAAATTAACGAATTACCGGTAACGGATGCCGAAAAAGCAAAACTTAAAGGAATATTAAAAACACACCGCGCCGACATGGGCTACGGAATACCGGCGGTTGACAGTGCTTATGAAGCTATTGATAAGAGGGATTATCAATCTTTAATGGATAATTGGGATAATATCCCTCCGGCAAAAAGAGAAAGTGTTGAGAAGTCTTGGAAGGATGCTATATTAAGAGACCAAGCACAAAACTATCAAGCGCTTGCAAATCAAATCCCGACCGGACAATTAACCAAGCCGGAGCTTGATTTACTCTATGAAAACAAACAAATTAACCGCGAGCAATACAATGCGCTTGTAAAAGACCTTAACGCGCAAATGATTGAGAATGTCAGAAACGATGCTTCTAACATTGCCAAGGATATTTTAAACGGCGACATCCGGACGGAAGAACAGTTAAAGGCACGTTATAACAACGTAAGCCCGAATACGCCTTATTACCTAACGAACTTCAAAGCATTAAAGGGATTATTAAAAACCGAGACAGAGCCTTACAGAAACGTCTTAAACAACGCTTTTAAGGTGGTTGATAAGATGATGACACGTGATGCGTTGGGGAATAATACCGCTATATCCGTTCAAAAGGCTGCCGAAACCAAAAACCAACTGCTTTATCTGTTTAATCAATACATGGAAAAGCAGAACATGGATCTTGAAAAGATGCAGGAAGTTTTAAGTCCGAATAATGTTGCGGTGCTTGCTATCGGAAACCAAGTTACATTTAATGATTTATCTATGAATTACAGTAAAATCGGCGCCGAATATGACACCGAGGGGATGGTTAATGTTTTAGGAAACATCGATATAAATAATATTCCGCAGCTCAATAGCAACGATTATTTGTTACAATCTGCGCCGGAAGAACAACCGAAAGAGGAAAAGAAAGGCGAAACGATTGGCGCGAAAGTAAAGAGGTATTGGAATAATCTTTTTGGAGATGAAACCGAAACACCACCGCAAGACACAAGCGCAGGATTGGAAACTAACGTAGATATTGAAACCTATGTAGGCAATGAAACCCTAGAATTGGAGCAATTTTAATGAAATACGCAGATTTAAGAGATAAGTATTCTTTTGAGGAAGTGTCTGATTTGTTTCTTAAAAATGGATTTGATAAAGGACAAATCATGCAAAACGAGTATGCCTATAAACAAAGTCACGGTATGGCTCCGGAAAAGAAAACATCGAGCTTCCAAGAATGGATGTTGAAAAACGAAAACGTTAATATAACCGAAATAGGTAATAGCATCTTAAAATCTGCCGAAGGGTATGCGAGAGCCGGACAAGAGGGGTTTAATGAATCTAACGTTGGTATTATGACGAGAGGTAAACTTCCGGAAGAAGGCTCAACCGATTTTACCACCGGACAAAGAATGTTTAAGGGTACTGTCGGCGTTTTATCTGATAGTCCGATTTATTTTGCCGGTGGTGCTGCCGGTGTTGCTTTAGAAAATCCGGTGCTTGCTTCTACCGGTGCTTTTGCTTTAGAGGATGCTGTCCGTTCTGTTTTGATGAAAGCATATAAAGATGGCGAGATAAATAGTTTTGGTGAGTTTGTGGACCGGCTAGATGAGTTTGATTGGGGCGATGTTTGGGATGTAACAAAAGATACTGCCAAAGGTGCCCTTACCGGTGCGGCCGTCGGTAAAGCCGGTGTTGTTAACAAAGAATTTTCAAAACAGTTAAGCAAAAAGCTACATTTAGACGGAATGAAAGCGAAGACGTTAGAAACCGGCGTACAACTTGCCGGAGATACAACGGCTTTTGTTGGAGCAAACTCTTTATTGAATTTGGAAGTGCCGACAAAAGATGATTTTATTGATGCTGCCGGTGTGCTTTTGGGTTTAAAAGGTGTTCACTATGTCCAAAATAAATATATGCCGAAACTCAAAAAGAAAACGGATAAACCGGCAAACGACGATGTTATGGCCGATATTGAAAAGACTTTAAGCGAAATTAAAGTCACCTATAACCCGAATTGGCAGCAGCAAGTCGTTAAGGATAGCGGAAGCCGAATTACATATACAGTTGATAATCAAGAAATTTCACAATTACAGGGCGATATTGCCGGTTGGTTGATGGACTATTATGCAAAAACCGGAATTGGACCACGTGA